AGGAAGTCTGTGTGGTTCATTCGGCCTCCAGTTCGGTGATGGTCAGTTCAAGCCTGCCGCCTTTGACGATTGGCATCCTCTTCACGCTGTAGTAGTCGACCTGCTGGTCATCGAGCCAGAACCCGGATTTCGTCAGGGCGTCGAACGCGGCCTTTTGCAGATTGTCCAGGTCGCGGCGGCGGCGATCCGGCATATGGCACTCAATGCGTATTTTCACGGGTGTAGCCAGGCCGATATCCAGCATTGAGTCTTTGATGATTCTGGCGACACTGTCGCGGTACGCCTGCCCCTCTGTGCTGATGTGCGTGCGCCCGCGGTTATGCCGGTAGTAGCGGTTGTTGCTCGGCGGCCACGGGAGGCTGATGCGATATTCATTCATGCTTTTACGAGCCCCTCTTTCAGCCAGATAACCTGTGTGCGGGCCATGCCCTCCAGCGCGCACTCCTTTGCATATTCCGCATCGACCAGACGGGTGCGGCGATCAATCTCGTCGTGGCAACTGCTGCATGCGATGGTGGCGATCAGGTCAGGCGGCTTAATTCCGGTCCCGCATAGACCAGCAAGACGTATGTGAGCCAGTACTGAGGTTTCAGGATTGCCGTTGCATACGCCGGGGATCCGCACCTGACATTCGCGGCCGCGTGCCGCTTTGCATAAATTAGCCATGCGCCCTCCTCGCCGCGAGACGCAGCCATTTCTGATCCACCAGACGGGCGGTGTAGCCTTTCAAGGTCGGGATGTCGGACGGCTTAACCGCGGGCTTACGCTTGCGGCGCGCCGGAACGCGGAAGATTTCGTTGGTGATGACGCGAGAAAGTGGAGTAGACATCAGGCCTCCTGCTTATCGCGCAGTTGCTGGTACTCGCAGCCGGTCGGGATAGTCAGCGCCAGGCCGAACTGAGCGCACCACATTTCAACCTTCACCAGGAAGATATGCATTTCCCCGGTGTCGAGGTCTGCGGTGTGGCGCGGCTCCCAGGTGGTGGTCTTCTCACCGGTGATGAAGTCGGTATAAGTCACCTCTTCGCAGCCGAGATAGGTCTTTTTGAGGTTGCGCTTAACCCACTCTGGGGTAGCGTCAGTGCGCCCGGATTTAATCAGGTATTCACTGATTTCAGCCAGCCACATATGAAGAAGTGAATTTTGAGACAGGCTGCGCTTCTCTCTCCACGGCTTAATTTGAAGGCGGAAGCATTGCCCGTCATTCAGAAGTGGGTGAAGGTGCTGGGTGATAGCATTAATATTGCCACGATGTAGCTTGATGCCGTCTTTTGGGAGAATCATACGCCACCTCCGAGAGGTAACGCAGAATGCAGAAAATCGCAGGTGCCGTTAAGCATCTGTGACAAGGTGATACGTTCAAGTTGTGGTCGCATTTAAGTCCCCTTAAATGCGCAGAAGTCACCAGAGTTGTTCAGGCTCTGGTGAAGTAATTATGGCTGGTTGATTATTGTAAATCAACCAACTGGTTTGATGTTCAACTGAATGATGGCGTCATCTACAGCGGATCTGTTTTCCTCTGTAACATCGTGCTGATGTGCAATTAAATACTGTCTGTCATTTAACTCGTAAAGGGATAGCTTGAAAGTTTCTCCATCTAGCTTTAGAGATGTTGTGCTGGGTGGAATTTCACCACTATACTTTTGAACATCAACAAAAGTACCAAATTCACCTTTAAGAATAATAATATTGAACATAAATCCTCATTTTTTCTCGTTCTGGGATGCCATATCCAGATAGCGCGGATCGGATGCTTTTGGCAGTGTCAGGCTCTGCTCGCGGTAGAAACGCACTCGTTCCATGAAGTATTCACGCAGGTGCTCTGGCTGCTCGCGAGCTACCTGCTCAGCGATAACCGGCATATTCATGCGCTCTTTGTACGCTACGCCAGAAGCAGCAAGGCCCACGTTAACCTTGTCCTGCTCTTCTTTCGATTTTGCTGCGATGTTGAAATCAGGCATAGTAATAACCTAAAAGATCTCCAAAAGCATTGATAATCGATGAAATAACAATCATCAAAACACCATAAAGTATATTTCTCGACACCGCCCTACCTTTTGGGCTTGTTACTACCAAATTCCCATCTTCATCCTCATGCCCGAATGCAATAGCCGCCTCAGAACGAGACAGGTAAACTCCTTGAGCAAAAAGAGGGG